AATTATGACTCATCTGAATTTGATCGCACTGCACCACTCTTGGATGACGACGATGCTCTTGAAGCCCTCTGGAAGAAGCAGTATTCATTGACTGCCTTGACTGCTACAGATCAATTCAAGACTTATGAACAACTGCAGAATCGTCTGCAGATGGTTCTGGGTCAGAAGTCTTCCCGTCCTCGTTTCGATGAAGAACTTGAGGATGAGAGTGAAGGTCGTGGATCTTTCTCACCCAACTTTGAGGCGAGCAAAGCACCCGAAGCAGACTTCAATGCACCAGACATTACCCCAACTAAGTCTTCGGACTCAGATGAGGATGATGCTCTGTCTTACTTCCAAAAACTGGCAGAAGAATGATTACTGGAACAGTCTGATATCATCAGCAGTCTTAAGGGTTTCACTCACATATTGAGTGGAACCTTTTTTATATGTCATCATTTCTTCCATATCATCGAGCACAATACCAAGGTATCTTGGTTTTAATAAAAATATATTTCTCTTTTCATCTTCAAGTTTTTCTTCATATTGATAGTTTGTAACTGTAGTTGATATGTTACTTAGAGTAAAAAGTTGATCAGTTACTGTGTCAGTATATGAGAAAGAGAATATAGAATCGCATCTAAGTCCAGACTTCATCATTACAATACCATTACTATCTTTTATTTCCTGAGTTTCATAATGATGTACTCCATTGAATAATGTATCATAGTCGCCGTACTTATCAATTAAGTATCGATCATACTCTATCTGTTTTAATGGCCACTCTGATTGTACATTAATAATATTATTGCAAGTGAGAACCAACCAATCTAATTTTGAATCCCCATAAAAATCAAATGCAACATTGTCTGGTCTGTCTTCACCTTTGATTTCATATTTCGTGAATACAGAAACATCTTGAAAAATATCCTCTCTTAATTTTCCTTTCTTAAATAAATTTTTAACTTTAATGAAATCAGAAATCCTCGCGTCAGGGAGTCTACTAACGTAATTGAAATCTGGTAAACGTTTAAAATAATTTGACATTTTAGAAACCTATAGAAGCATCATTATCATCTGGATAATCACTATTGAATATGGGCTCAAGTTCACTAAAACCTAACGTAAGTTCATAAGAAGTCATTGCACCATCTGGAAATGTTGCATAATTTCCCTCTGGGGTATAATTAACTGTAACAGATTGCAAGGCACATTCTTTTATTTTACCCATGAATGGATTTTCATTATCATCCTCACCTCTATGTAGATATTGTATACCGAATGTGTGAGGAGATTTTAGAAATAAATGAACGGGACTTTTCTGTGGGGCACTACCTTGCTTAAAAAATCTAATAATTTTTACAATCTCTCTAGTCTCTCTTTTCTCTCTAGCATTTAATTTAAACTTGAATGAAAATGTTCTGAGAGATGGTCCACTAAAGAGAAGTTCTAAGTTAGGATTAATTACTGCACCAGTGGTTCTTGTTAACAACTGACCACCCGTTCCCGATGCAGCACCAGCAAACATGTTTGCTAAACCAGTCACCACTTCATTATTTCCTGATCCTATTACCGTTTGTCCAATCTTCCTTGCTTCATCCAGTCCTTTCAGAGGATTTTCTGATATAGAAGTTAAAGCAACATTTGCAAGGGCTGCTTCAACCGCATTCATTTGTTGCCCTGCCCACACAACAGAGTTAGTATCTTGAATACCGCCAGGAATTGGTAATGTTACAGTTCCAAGAGCATTTCTTTTTCCTGATCTAAAATCTGTTCGATCAGAAAATCCAAAGTTACCATTTGGCCCACCTGCAGAAAAATCTTTTGGTTCATACTCAAGCAATGTGATACGAATTACATCTTGCTTTGTTTGTCCCAATTCTAGAGGGTATACTGAATTACCATAGGTTTTAGTTCTAGATTTAGTTCCAACATTGTCTCTAAATGCTTGTGCATCAAGAGGATCTACGTTTACACTTGTTACTCCATCTCCATCATCATTACCAGTATTAGCAGCTGCTCGCGCAGCGGCTTCTTCATTGGTTTTAACTACGTCAGCATTATTTGCGATAGATGCAATTGCTTTCTCTCTGCCTCCAAGTTCATCTGCACCAACTCTTTCAAATGACTCATTAGTTTGTGTATCTAAATTTTTATGTATATCACTCGTCACCTCATTCAAATCTCTTTTTAATGCTGCTCCAGCAGTAGGACCACCATTAGGTCCACCAGTTGCCATCAGTGGATAATCAGGATCACTGAATGTATATGATCTTCCACCATTTGTTGATACTGCAGCAGGAACCCATTCACTTTTATCATTCTCAATGAAGAGAACTCTTTTTGCTCCAGTTATAATACCATTATTATCTTTAGTTAAAAATGTAACTGAGGTATGAGTTATATCAGTGCCACCTGAGACATATTGAGATCCCATTGCACCAGTTTGAACCGTACCACCAATATTTCTTGTCGTCTGATTTTTTGTGGCAATAACAGGGTTAGTTTTTTGATTATCAGGTAAGATAAACTGCACCTCACCCTTATCAAACTGTTCTTTAGTTCCTCCCTTAAATGGTGGTGCCATGAAAAATAAGTCTTTTATTTATTTATCAATGATTTTTCCATAATTAATATTCAGTAAATCATCAAACTCATCATAATCAACAACATAGAGTTGACCTGCAACTTCTGCCCAAGTATATGCCCTTGATTTTCTCCAATGCATATTGATTCCAACAAATCCCCAATTGTAAACAGCAGTCACTGCAACTAAAGGATGTTGATCATAAGCAATGTTAGGAGTCTTTGCATTATATACAAAGGTATAGAATCCACCAACATCAGGAACAGGTGTCACAGTTTCTTTCAATGCATCCATAATCATTATCATTTGTTCTTCGGTATCCATCACCGAATTCAATTTGTTTGAGATGCTTTCGATACGATTCATTTGATACCTAACTCGTCTTCTGTTATTATCTTGAATTCAATTCTTCTATCGGCACAAAACTCTTTTGCTGCTTTCCACTTTGCTTTATTGACTTCCCAAGTGGTGCATTCATAAATGTATGATTTAGTTTGTCTCTTAGGTTTCTTGGGTGCTTGAGTTTGCTTCTTGGGTTTTACCTCAATTACATAAGTCTTTATCTGACCCGTACTTTCTTTCACTTTAATAATGAAGTCAGGATAGTATTTGTGAACTCTTCTATCTACAGGGGATACATATGGAATATGAAACTCTTCACTTCCCCACTGAAGAATATTCTCATTCAGATCACACCATCTACAAAACTTGCGTTCCCAACTACTTCGGCATATAATATTAGTGTAATCTCCCTTATATTTACTGGGAAATGATGGACTGTATTTACTTTTAATACTTTCTGCCATACATAATATATAAGGTAAAAATTATTTATAGATGACTAAACCAAGGTCAGTCACAGACATTAAGTCAGCATTACTAAGACCTGCACTAACTTCCCACTTTCAGGTGCAGATCCCTTTTCCTCCAGAAATAAGAGAACTGATTGGAGTTGAGCAGGATACTCTTAATTTAGCTTGTTCGGATGCAAGTCTTCCTGGATCTCAATTAACAACTCTTGAAAATAATAATGATCGCACTGGTGTAACAGAGAAACACGCATATAGAAGACAGTTTGATGATAGAATTGATTTAACTTTCTATGTTGATGCAAAGAATTATTTGTCAATTCGTTTCTTTGAGGGATGGATTAGTTATATTATGAATGAGGATCAAAATTCTAATCCATTTTCTGGTGGTAATAATCTTGCATCAAGAGCATATAATTATAGAGTAAAGTATCCTAATGATTATATTGCTGATCAAGGTTTGAAAGTAATAAAGTTTGAACGAGATTATCAACAGCAATTAACTTATGAGTTTATCAGATCATTTCCAATAAGTATTTCATCGATGCCAATTTCATTTGATGCATCATCACTGTTGAAATTATCTGTATCAATGAGTTATATTAGATATGTTGTAATCAAAGCACCGAAAAAATCTACCACTGGTGATGGATTTAATCCTCTTGGTCCTGATGCTCCAACTTTCAGTAATGCATCTAACTTTGACGTAAAGGGATTATTTTCTCCAGAAGCACAAGCATCATTTAATACTGATCAATTTGCTAATTTGAGCACCTTTAATAAAAATGCGTTCAATACAGAAGTACTTTCATCAGAGGATGTTCGACTCGTTCAAGAAGAATTAAATTTTAGCACTTCTTTAAATCTGTAAACACATCTAAATAATCATACTGAACATTTCTATAGGACATTATGCCATTACCAAAGATTGCCACCCCACTATATGAACTTGAGTTGCCATCCACAGGAGAGACGATTCAATATAGACCATTCCTTGTAAAGGAAGAAAAGGTTCTTGTGATTGCTTTAGAGAGTGAAGACACTAAGCAAATCACAACTGCAATCAAAACAGTTATCAAAAATTGTATTAGAACAAAAGGAGTTAAGGTAGAGGATCTGCCTACCTTTGATATCGAATATCTGTTTTTAAATATTCGTGGTAAGTCTGTTGGAGAAGAACTTGAAGTAAATGTTACTTGCCCAGATGATGGCAAGACACAAGTTCCTGTGACCATCAACCTTGATGACATTCAAGTTCAAAAGAACGAAGAACATACTAATCAAGTCAAGGTCGATGATTCTATTATGATGGAAATGAAATATCCTTCATTGGATCAATTCATTAAGAACAACTTTGATTTTCAGGATGGTAATGCTATGGATCAATCCTTTGAATTAATTGCAAGTTGTATTGATAAAATTTATACTGAGGAGGAGGTCTGGGCTGCAGCAGATTGTTCTAAAAAAGAAATCATAGAGTTCCTTGAACAAATGAATTCCTCACAGTTTAAGGAGATTGAAAAATTCTTTGAAACTATGCCTAAATTATCTCATACTATCAAGGTCAAAAATCCAAAGACCAAAAAAGAAAATGAGGTGGTAATTGAGGGATTAGCGAGTTTTTTCGCATAGCACTTCTTCATATGGACTTGGAGAATTACTATAGATTAAACTTTGCCTTGATGCAGTACCATAAATATTCATTAACTGAGATTGAAAACTTGATGCCTTGGGAACGAGACATCTATGTTGCATTATTACAACATCATCTTGAGGAAGAAGAATTAAAGCAAAAGCAAAGGAATGCCAACAGGTAAAGTATCAGGTTCTAAGTTTTTCGGTGAAGAAAGATACCAGCAGTATGTTGAGGAACTTACTGCTGAGGGAACCATTGATGGTGAGCAATTATCTCCTGAAGAGAGAAAGGAAGGATTTAAGAAGAGAAATGATAAGATTGGATTCCAAGATTTTGTAGATAAAGTATTAGATAAAAAACAATCAGCAACAGTTTCAAAGGGACCGACAGCATTGCCTGGAGGAGGTGGTGGTGGTGCTTTGATTAAGAGACCATCAAATGGTGGTTTAGAGAAAGCAGATATAAGTAAAGCAGTTCCTCAAGAGGGTAGTAATATACTTGAGGAGATATTAAAGATTGTCACATCAATTCGTGATACTCTTATAAAACAAAATGAACTTGATAAAGATCGTGCTAAGTCGGATAAACAATCTGCAGAAAGAACAAAAAGAGCGAAGAAAGAGAAAGGATTAGAATCTAATATATTCAAGGGGTTAGCAAAAACTGCTGGGAAAATTCTTAAACCAGTTAAGGGATTATTTCAAAGAGTATTTGAATTCTTCAGTACAATTTTGCTAGGAAGAATTGTGATGAAGATCCTTGAGTGGATGGGTGATAAAGAGAATAAGAAAAAAGTTGATAGTCTTATTAGATTCTTAGGAGATTTCTTCCCTGCAATTGCTACTGCTTTTATATTATTTGGAACTAAATTTGGTGGATTGATTCGACTACTTGGTGGATGGGCAATTCAAATTCTTAGATTTGCTGTACCAAAACTTTTAACCTTTATTGCACGAAAACCAAAGGCAGCTGCGGCATTGGCAGTTGTTGGTGGTGTTGGAATGTTGGGTGCAAGAATATTAACAGGAACTGAAGTTGATGGTTCTGAAGATGCAGGATCATCTACTAGTAATGAAGAAACAAAAGCACAAGAAAATTTCACAGCAGCACAAACGAAAGCAACAGAAAGTTTAGAAGAAGCAGAAGAGCCAGAAGAAATGTCCAAGGGTGGTACAGTCCCTGGATCTGGAAATAAAGATACTGTCCCCGCAATGCTTACTCCTGGTGAGTTTGTGATGAGTAAGGGTGCTGTTAATAAATTTGGCAGAAGCACCCTGGAATCTATGAATACTATGGGTGGTGGTTCTGGCATACCATCATTTAGTGATGGAATAATGTATGCTAATAATGGTGGTGAAGTGCCTGGAGGTGATGAAGATAAGGATAGACCTAAATTTGATCCGGGAGCAGCTATGAAAATGCTTTCGGAAACTTATGGGACTGATCCACCACCAGAGATGAGAACTCCGAAGATTAGTGTTGCTGCGGTCACAGGAAAAGATAAAAAAGATGAACCGTCTGGTAGCACTTTAAGTGAAACCCAACAGAAAGCACTTCAAGTTCTTGCAAAATATGAGTCTGGAGCAGCAGGATATGATGCTGTCAATCAAATTGGAACTAAAGGTGGTAGAGGTGTTGAGGGATTTTCTGGCGATATTAAGAAAATGTCTCAACATAAAGGTAGATCTTTGACAGATTTTACTGTCGGGGAAATCAAAGCACTACAACATGATGACAAGTCTTTGTCAAATTCGGAGTGGATAAAGTCAGGAAAACTTCATGCTGTTGGTGCATATCAGTTCATTGGTAATACTCTCCCCGGAGTTGCAGCCCGTGCTGGTATTCCTGATGATGCCAAGTTCTCTCCTGCTGTTCAGGATCTAATGGCACTTCAGTTAATGAAGGAGAGAGGAATTTCTCCATGGGTTGGTCCAAGTGATAAAGCAACTGCTGCTGAAAGAGCAATTGTAGAGGCAGCAAGATCAGAACCAATCGCATACGATAAGACATCTGGCGGTGGTGCTATCACTGCGTTTGGTGGCGGACCTGGTGGATCATATACATCTCCTTCACCTGGTGGTGGCGGACCTGGTGGTAGTTCTACTGATACTAGTACTTTCAAATTGAGTGATATGAAAGCATTTGATTTTAGGGCAGTAAGAAAAGCATTAGGTGTGAAGACAGGATCTGTCTCCAAATCTTCAAGACCCTCCTCATCAACTATGGCATATCAGCAAGCACAACAAGCACAGGCACAAGGTGATGGATCTGGTATGACTGGACAGGGAGAGGCACCTGGTATTCCACAGTTTGATGCTGCAGCAATGTCTTCTACTAAGAAGATAAAGGTTCTGGGGATAACGGTGTAATCTATGGCAATTACTGCTCAGAAGTTACTTCCACAAAAGACTGGCGGAGCAATCGTTCCGATAAAGAAAAGTGCTATCACAAAGATTACCCCGATAGCAACAAAGAAACCCGTCGCTGAGAAAGAAGAAAAGG